GAGTACACCGGAAGCAAGGCGTATATCCGGACGGCCTCGAAAACCCTCGTGGCCGCGTGCGAATTCGGGACATCGGTCCTGGTAAAAGAGGCGACCGTGGCCGAGAGCGATTTGCTCAATGCACTCATAACCGCTTCCCGGCAGCACGCCGAAAATGTAACCCGGCGGGCATTGATTTCTCAGACCTGGGACGCCTTTCTGGATGAATGGCCGGACAAAGATTATATCGAGATTCCTTTCGGTAATCTCCAGAGTGTGACCTCGATAAAGTATAAAGACTCGGACGGCACCGAGACCACAATGACGGTCACGACGGAATACCTTGTTGAAACAAACGGCGAGCAGCGGGGCCGGATCGTGCTCCCTTACGGAGTGAGTTGGCCGTCAGAAACCCTTTTCCCCTCGAATCCGATTACGATCAGGTTTGAATGCGGGTACGGGGACGCGGCTGCGGATGTCCCTCACGCAATCAGGGCGGCAATCAAGATGATCGGCGAGGACCTGTACAGGAACCGGGAGGCACAGGCTTTCACGACGGCGGGCGGGTACGTGGAGAATAAGGTCGTCAGTAATTTGCTCGCCTCATACAGATTGTGGAGTTTTTAATGCGATCCGGCGACCTCGACAAAAGAATCACCTGGCAACAAGAAACGAAGGTGCCCGATGGCCTGAGCGGAACTAACGATACTTGGGTTGATGTCTGTACGGTCTGGTGCTCGATTTGGCCGATATCGGCAAATGAAATTATAAGGGCGAATGCTCCGGCAATGATTGCAACACACAGGGTAAGGATGCACTATCGCAGTGTTTTTAAACCGTATTGGCGCGGAAAATTCGGGAATCGGTATTTTTCGATAGTGAGCATTATCAACCCGAACGAGCGTAATGAAATGCTTGAGCTGTTGTGCAAGGAGGCGGCGTGAAAAATTTGTTGGCCGCCATAACTACCAAAATGACCGGATCGGCCTTGTCGACTGCTGTAGGCGGGCGGATATTTCTAGATCGGGCGTCGGCAGGGACGGTTTATCCGTATATTGTTTGGTTCATTGTAACGAGCAATCCGGAAAAGACGTTCACGGAAGATTTTGAAAATACCCTTATTCAATTTTCCATTTTCTCTACATCTTCATCTGTTGCGGAGATAGCGGATATATACGCAGCCCTCGATGCTCTTTTTGATGAATGTACTTTGGCGATTACAGGCGGAGATATTCTTTTGAGAATGCACCGGACGAACCTGATCACGATGACTGACGACATAGTTTCCCCGGATGCTTCTAATTTATTACGGCATTGGGCTGTAGAGTATTCAATTTTGGTAGAAAAATTCTAATCTATAGGAGGAACAAATCATGGGCGTAAACAGAAAACTTGGAGTTAACGCGGCGATTGTTTTGAAATACGGCACTGTGGATCAGTCGACCGTCAAAGGCATTAATCAGCTCACCCTTCCTTCCCTGACCAGATCGGTAATAGAAAGTGAAGAGTTCGGAGTCGATTTCTCGGTACAGGACGCGGGCGGCGGAAAGCACGGGGACATATCCTATTCCGGAAACATGGTTTTCGGGGACACAAAAGGACAGGATCAACTCAAGGCGTATCTGAAAGCGAACACGAAATTCACCGATGCCAGGGTTTATATCGACACGGACACCGACGACTTCCTTGCGGCCGACACGGCAAACGATTCGGAAGCCGGATTTCAGGTTGTCGAACACACCCCCGGACAGGTGAACAAAAACGGAACTTATCCTCTGTCGGGTAAATGGTGCGTCAATGGTCTCTATGCCTACTTTACAGTTCATAAAACTGACGTTGCAACTCCCACGATGGCATTTGTCGCGGCCGTCACTCCCGGCACAACGAGCGCAACGATTACGGATTCTGGAAATGGATTTGTAACGGCGGGCTTCCTCGCCGGACAGACCCTGATAGTTGAAGGCTCAACGTCGAATGACGGAACCTACAGGATCCTGACTGTTGCGCTCGGAACGATTACCCTGGAAGTGGGAGATGTTTTGACCTCCGAAGCGGCCTTGGCGACAACCACGCTTCATGGCGGAAGCCTGTAAAAATAGAAAGGAGCTTTATGATATTCGATTTCGAGGAAAGCGTAAGCGTGTGGTTCGATTATCCGGGGGGCGGGCGCGTGCAGTTGCGAGCCCCGACAGTTGAGGATTACCTGAGAATCGAAAAGGAATCCAACGAAAACAGGCCGTACCTGCATGAAGTGGAAGGCAAGCAGCCGCAGATCCTGAACTATAAAATTCCGGACCAGGCTAAGGCCTCCGCGCTCTTGGACGACTGCACGATACTCGCATGGGAGGATTTCTTTGATAAAAACGAGAAGCCTATCCCGTGCAATGCGAAAACTAAGACCGCCCTTATGCGGATGAAGGATTCTACGTTCCGGGATTTTGTAAATGAGAAATTGAAGGCTCTCGGAATAGCAGAAAAGGCCGAGAAAGAGGAATCTGAAAAAAACTCAGATCCTTCGCAATCTGGCAAGCCTGCATAGGGCGGCTGAGTTGCGAAGATTGCCGGGCGACATACAAGGCTGCAAATACCAAGTTGCCTTTTGAGAAGGGGGAGATCAAGGGCGTCGGACCTCCCCCCTGCGAAACATGCAGGCCGGATGATCCATACCCGGAAAACCGTCAAGCCCTGGAAATATTCAACCTGTGCGGAGATGAATGGATCAGGGCGGGCATGGACGGAATGATAGTCGCCTTGCCGAGTTCATCAGTCGAATCGGTAATGAATATACTGGAAATTACCGGGAAGAAAAGACGGATGCAGATCTTTAACCAGGTGAAAATGGTAAGCAGGGCGATTGTGAAGGAAAAAGCAAAAGAGCGGGATCAGGAAAAACAATGAGGGTGGCAAGCTGGAATCCCGAACCTGTCCTGGCTGAAATAAGGGCCAATACCATGGACCGTCTGCAGGAGATTGCCGAGAAAGTTGCCGATAAGGCTCGGCAGAATGTGCCTGTCGGGAAGGATGTCCCTCAGGGAAAAGGGAAATGGTCAAAGAGGGAAGCCGGGGCCCTGAAGAAATCAATTCGCGTGGTAAGGCTCAAGGGTGATCCCAAGAGCAATGTCCGAATTTATGCTGGGAACAGAGAAGTATTTTATGCCCGATTTGTCGAATATGGCACAGTTAAAATGCCAGCCAAGCCATTTTTAAGACCGGCCCTTGAAGCTGTCAGAGCAATGCTCAAAGGAAAATAATGGCGCAACCCACAGGAACAATCTTCGCTGAAATCGGGATAGATTTTGAGCCTGCAACCAAGGCGCAAAAGCAGCTCCTGCAGGATGCCACTCAGACCAGTCTGAATATCGAGCGGAATTTTAAAAACCTCGGAATCAAATCATCCGCAGAGTTCGACCTCATGCGGACGAAGATCACCAATTCCTATAACATGATTGCCAATTCGCACAAGGCAACAGCGAACGATATCCTCCGGGCGGAACAAGCGAAAAATGCGCAACTCACACGGCTCAACGAGCAGCAGTTCGGGCAGCAGACAACGATGTTGACTGCCCTGAGAGGTCATTATATGGCCGCGACTGCCGCGATTGCTATTTCCATTGCTGCAGTTACAGCAGCCTGGAAGCTCGCAAAGATCGGCGCTGAGTTCGAGGAGCAACGCGGAATCCTGACCAACCTATCCCGGAAGTACAAGACCACCGCTGATGAAATAGTCGCCTCGATGGAGCGGGCCAGCGAAGGCATGATTGCCAAAACCGACCTGATGAAAGTCGCCCTGGGCGGGATTGCCAAGGGCTTGACTCCCGATCAGCTCACAAATCTTGCCGATGCTGCAAAAATATTTGGTGATTACGCCGGGGGCGCTACCGAAGCGCTGAAGGATCTGACGGAATCCCTTGAGACCGGCCGCACCAGGACCTTGAAACAATATCCCGGAACGACCCTCGACCTGAAAACCGCTTTCGGAGATCTCGAAAGCAAGATGACGGCCGTTGAAAAAGCCAACGCCATGTACAATATCATCATGCTGGAGGCAACCAGGCGCCAGGGCGAAATGAAAGCGGAGGTTGACGATTCAGCGGACAAACTGGAACGGCTCGAAGCGAAATATAAAAACGTCACTCTTGCCGCGGGTAATTTCTGGAAAACAGTGGTTGTCGGGGTTACCGACTATATTGCCGCAATTGGCAAAGGGGCGGCCGCCGCAGCGGGCGGGGAGGCCGGAGGGATAGACCTGCCGGACACGGGAACAGGCACTGCGGAAACCACCAAAGACAAGTCACAAACAATCATCGACGGTTACAAGAAGCAGATTGAGGAATTAAAGAAGCTCCTGTCCGCGCGTAAAACCGGGGATGATGCCGCCAAGACAGCCGAACGGGAGCGCGAACACGCCACCAAAAGAATTGTCGAGGATATGCGTAAGCAAGCCGTTGAGATCGACGGCTACGGCAAGTCCCAATACGAAAAAGACCTGATCAGAATGCAATCAGAAGCCGAAGAGTTCAGGAAAAAGGGCGTCGACAAAATAAAGATTGCATCATGGGTTGCAAAAGAAACCACAGTCATAAACCAGAAACATGACGATGAGGCGCGGAAGGCCCTGTCCTCATACGTGGAGTGGGAGCGCAAGCAGATTGAGGACCTGGTTGAATATCAGCGAACTCAAGGCGGCAAGCGTGTGAGCATAAGTGCCAGCCTTTGGGATAAAATCGCTCAGTACGAGACAATGACGGGAACCGTTCTCGGCCCTGACCAGAGAAATGAAATCGACGTTAACGCTCTGATGGAAGAATATTGGGGCATGTCCTACGAGATGGCCGCCTTCTATTCAACGATAGAGGGATACGAGGATGAATACCGCAATCATGTTTTCGACTGGATTGACAAAGAGGAAAAGCGGCTCGCGGCCTTTTACGACGACGACGTTGCCGCGGCGAAATGGGCGGCCGATGAAAAAGGTAAAATAGAGTACGACCTCTATAAGAAAAAACTCGATTATCTCTCTGCAGGATTCGGCGCTCTCCAAAATTCATTCGAGGATATGGCCGCTATCTATGAGCAGGGCTCGTCCGACGCAAAACGCTGGGAAGAAGCCGCGAAGGCCATGGAAATAGCCCAGCGTGGGGTTGCTGTTGTCCAGGCAGTCGCCGCGATAGCAACTCAGGGCCTCGGGGACCCCTACACCGCTTTTGCCCGCGTCGCAGCCATGACCGCAACCATGATTGCCTTGCTCGCCAGCATCGGGGAATCTGTCAACGGCAGCTCCACGACCGCGTCCTCCTATTCAATTGCCACGTCCAGCGCGACAACCCTGGGCTCAGAAGAGGGCAGTCAGTCCGTCGCCAACTCCTATGCAATGCTCCAGGATACCTACGATATGGAGTACCGGGAGCTGTCCGGAATTTACGACGAGATGAAGGACCTGAATGACAATATCACCGGGCTTGTGACCAGCATTGTCCAGACAGGCGGCGTTTCGCAGTTTGTGTCACTATCAGAAGAGAGCCTTTCTGGAATAGCCGGTTTCTATGAGAGTTTATGGGGGAGTTTGGGAAGCTGGTTTGGTAATTTCTTCGGAGGAATTGCCAGTTCACTTTTCGGAGGAAAAACGTCTTATGAATTGAGCGGGGCGGGCGTTAGCGTCTATGGAAAATCCATCAGTGATTTGCTTGAAGGCGCGAGCGTTTATGGCGAGTATTATAATACCGTCAAAAAAACGAAGTCCGGCGGACTCTTCGGAAAAGACAAAATTTCTTACCAGACCTATTATGAGGCCATGAGCGGGGACACGCTCAATATGTTCACGCTCGTGTATAAGAATCTCAGTGAAACCATGCTGGAGATTGCCGCCGGTCTCGGCACGGATATGAGCAAGACGCTGGCCTACACTTTCAGCAGCTTCACGGTCGAATTGAAAGACCTGAGCACAGATCAAATCACAGAGGCGATTTCCTCCGCAATCTCAGCCGTGGGCGATACCGCTGTTAAGTCCCTGTTTGGCGATATCCTGCAGCAATACCAGCAGCTCAACGAGGGATTGCTGGAAACCGCCGTCCGCATAATCCAGGACAAGGCAGTGATCGAGTACTGGCTGGACAAAACCAATCAGGCATTTGACGGTACGACAACTGAGGCGATTGCGTTTTCTGAGGCGCTTATCGACATTGCCGGGTCACTTGAGGATCTGACCGATGCCATGGAAAC